ATTAAATCATCAATTAGACAGACTATTTAATTACAAGCCGACTAGAAAGGCTTTTAGTTTTGATCTACCGATCGACGACTATGATACAGAATTTGAAGAAGAATGAAACGCATACTATTAGATCTTCAGACTTTCTTTCAGGGCGGATTGTCCGAAGATCTAAAGTCATGGATCCAAAGAGATCTAAATAAAAGAGTTAAGATATTATATTCAATAGAAGGAACTATTGATCTGATCATAGAAGGAAAATCAGTTGAACAATGTGATCAGATCTTTAGATCTAAACTTCAGGATCTTAAAGATCAAGTAACGCAGATAGATCATACAGAAATCTACAAGACTATCGAAGGATCTTAGTCTATGCTATCATCTAGTCATGGCGACTTTAACACAAATAAGATCGGGAATAGCGACGAACATATCAGATAACATAACTATAGTTTCTGTTTATGCTTATGTCCCGCATAGAGCAGAGCCACCAATAGTCATAGTAGGCGTTTTAGATACACTTGAATACGATACAACAATGGCTAGGGGATCTGATAAGTATTTAATCCCTGTTAGACTTTATGTAGCTAACGTGGACGATCAAGACAGCCAAGAAACCTTAGATCAGTTTATTAAAACTTCAGGATCTAATTCTATGAAATCCGCAATAGAAAGCGATAGAACATTGGGTGGCGTGGCGTCTTCTGTTAGAGTTACAGAAGTAAGAGATTACGGCGCTTTTGAGTTAAATAATACTGACTTACTTGGCGTGGAATTTCTAGTAGAAGTGATAGGATAAAGGTATGTATATAGCTACAGTAAATTTAAAAATTAATAATAAAGAAATAAAAGCAGGCGAAGTCATAGACAAGAAACCTGCTAAATGGTTATTAGATCAAGAAATAGTAATTAAAGTTGATAAAAAGAAATATCAAGAACAAGTAATGGAAGAATTAGGAAAGACAGAAGAAGAATAGTAACATGGGCTATGGAAACACACGATCAGGATCAGGATCATCAAGAAGAAGATCTAGATCAGGATCATCAAGAAGAAGGAATAGAAGATGAATAATTGTTGTGGGGCTTGTCCCGATACGTGTAAAGGTGGTAACTAATGGCTTTTAAACACGGTAAAGATACAAAAGTTTTTTTAAACAGCACAGAGATTAGCAGTTTCTTAAATAGCGCAGACGCTACAAGAACAGCAGACGTCGCAGAAAGTACAACTTTCGGTAAGTCCGCTAAAACATATATTGCAGGATCTAAAGACGGTACAATTTCTTTAGCAGGTTTTTATGACGCTACTTCTGACGGTGTAATAGCACCAAACTTAGGAACATCAGATCAAGAATTAGTTATAGGCTTAGACGGCTTAGACGCTTTAGATAATACAGCTTTCGGAAAAGGTAACTTCACTAACTACGGGATTTCAAGTCCTGTAGGGGATATAGTTGCTTTTAGTGCCGACTTTCAGTCAGACGAAGGGATCTTTAATGGAACAGTTCTAGAAAATGCAACTGTTACAGCAACAGGATCAGGCACAGCAAGAGATAACACAACCAGTACAACTAACGGTGGTGGCGCGTTCATCATTGTTACTTCTGCTAGTGGAACTGCACCAACAATAGACGCTAAAATTACGCATAGTGCCGATGACAGTACTTATGCTGATTTAGTAACATTTACCCAAGCAACGACAGCAACGTCCGAAGTTAAAGTCGTGGCTAAAGGTACAACAGTAAATAGATATCTGAAGGTTGAATATACATTGACAGGGACTTCCCCTAGTTTTGATGTTATAATCGGCTTTGGACGTAATAACTAAGAAAGGATAAAGAATGGCTTTCGTACATGGAAAAGACAGCGTATTCAAACTGGATAATTCAGGCGGATCGCTTACAGATATATCAGCTTATGTAAATAATGTTGATTTTCCTGAAACCGTTGATATTGCAGAAACTACAGTTCTTGGAAAAGACAATAAAACATATATTGTTGGACTAAAGGACGCAACACTTTCCCTAAGTGGACTTTGGGACAGTACAGCAGACGCAATATTCGGCGCAGTATTAGGACAATCAGCTACATTAAGTTTTGAATATTCCCCTGAAGGAACAGGATCAGGCGCGGTAAATTATACTGGCGAAGGGATCCTTACTAACTATGCTATTTCTAGTCCCGTCGGCGATGTCGTCGCTTATTCAGCGGACATACAAATTTCCGACGCGGTCACAAGAGGTACCCACTAAATATAATTAAGGACGCACAATGAGTGAAAAACAAATTAGGTTAACTAGGGAAGACATCTTAGGTCTTCCTGATGTCCCTGAAAAAGAAATCAATATAGAAGAATGGGGCTTTACGATCTTAATTAAAGGCATGTCTAAGGGCATGGCTGTTAAGTTAGGTCGTATGCTTAAAGAAACAGATTTAGACGCTTTCGATTATCAAATAGAAATGTTAAAAGAATGCGTTGCAGATCCTAAGTTAGATGATGATCTTATCGAAGAACTTTACAAGAAAGATAGTAGGGTTGTTGATAAGATCTTTGTCGAGATCAACAAGTTAAATGGTCTAGGGGGTACGGCGGACGACGCCGATCAGTTTTGATCACGATACCGATTTAGCTTTTTCTTTTCGATTAGCCCGCGATCTATCAATGACTGTCGGGGAATTACATAGTAAGATGAGTGCTAAGGAATTTAATGAATGGGCTTATTTCTATTTATGGGAAAAGAAAGCCCGTGATAAATCCCAAGCACTAGCAGACGCAGAAAGTAAGAAGAGAAGGAACAGACGTTAAATGGCTGTATCAAATATAGTATTAAATATCGTAACAAAAGGCGCTGATCTTGCTAAAAGACAATTAGACGGGATCGGTAAGACAGGCGATAAATCATCTAAGGGCTTAGCTAAATTTGGAAAAGCTATGGGAACAACTGCTGTCGCAGGTGCAGTAGCTTTAGGAAAAGCCCTTCAGGTAGCAGGTAGAGAGTTTATCGCTTTTGAAGACGCTATGACACAATCGTTAGCGATTATGAACGCTACCGAACAACAGCAACGCGCTATGGAACAGACTGCAAGGGAAGTAGCACTTACAACAACATTTTCGGCAGAACAAACAGCACAATCATTCTTCTTCTTAGCGTCAGCAGGTTTAGACGCTGAACAACAAATCCAAGCCCTACCCCAAGTCGCTAAGTTCGCCCAAGCAGGTATGTTCGACATGGCGACTGCTACTGACTTAGCTACAGACGCACAATCCGCATTAGGATTAACTGTATCTGACGCAGGACAAAACTTAGAAAACTTAACACGTGTAACCGACGTACTTGTCAAAGCGAACACATTAGCTAACGCAAGCGTTCAACAGTTTTCCGAGGCTTTAACATCTAAAGCAGGATCCGCGTTAAAAGTTGTTAACAAAGACATCGAAGAAGGTGTCGCTGTTCTTGCTGTATTCGCTGACGCAGGTGTTAAAGGTGCAGAAGGTGGCGAGAAACTCAACCAAGTATTAAGAGATATACCAAGAGCAACAGCAAAGAACGGGGAAGAGTTCGCAAAACTCGGATTAGAAATGTTTGACGCCGAAGGTAATATGCGTAACGTTGCAGACATTGTTGAAGAATTAGATCGAGTTCTTAAACCTATGTCCGATGAACTTAAAGCAAGTACATTAGATCAACTAGGTCTTAATCGTGGTGTAGCCGACGCAGTTAAAATCTTATCAGGATCAACAGATAAGATCAGAGAATATGAACAGGCTTTACGTGATAGCGGGGGGACTACAGAAGACGTAGCAGAAAATCAGTTAGACAGTCTTAAAAGCCAATTAATTTTAACTGGCGATAAGTTTTCAGAACTTGGGCTAATAATTGTAGAAGAATTGACACCTGCATTATCAGAGGCGATCGATGTAACTAATGGGCTTTTAGACATAATGATCGGAAGAGTGCCTGATAGTGAAGAATTCGCACACTCTATAAACTTTATAACTAAAGCGTTAAACTTTTTAACAGGTACTTCTATAGACGCAGAAATAGGAACTGACGCACTTGCTAGAGCGCAAGAGAAAATAAAAAATCAGAATTTAGCAAATATGTACAAAGAGTATGCAGATAGCGTACGGAAATCAGCAGAAGAACAAGAAGAACAAGATAGGATCACAAGAGATCAAATTAGAAACGCGCATAGATAC